CTTCTTTGTTTTCCAGCTTATTCGCTTTGGCCCCGTCTTGCGCTTGGCCGCCCTTTTAGCTGCAGCAGACTTTGATTGAGCTTTAGGGCGGCAAGCTGGGTAAGGTCTCCCCTTATCCTTCTTTCCGCTGCGACCACACTTTTTCCCTGTCTTAACATCTCGCCAATCTTCTTTAAACCACTTTGTTAAGCCACCTGTCGGCTTCCTAGCCATTAGTACTTACCACCACGCTTCTTATACTCTCGCACTAACCAAGCACTTGCGTAAGCCGACGGAAAAACCTTAAACTTACGCTTAGCTGCAGCCTTAACCCTCGCATAAAGCTGAGGGTTTTTAGGCTTTGGACTAGAGTACTTGCTTTTTTTAGCAGCCACTATCTACGCATCTTTTTCTTAGTTTTAGCTTTTTTCTTCATTGCTCTGGGTTTCATCGCCATGTCATTCTCCTTTTTCTATCGACAACAAGCGCCTCATACTCAGCGCTGGGATATGCTTCATAATAACCTAAAGGATCAAGTTTGTCACTTGCATTTATAACAAGCTCCAAATCCTGTATAAACAACATGCAATATTCCTCATCAATGCTGCTTTCCCACTCATTATCAAACAAAAAATCTAACTCAGCATCCTCTGCGCCATAATCAGGATGAAACTGCATACAATGCAACGCAACAAATCTATCATTTAATCTCTTGGTAAACTCAGCAAACTCAGTCATATCAGGCAAATTATATGACGCCAGAATAACTAAATCCTTTTCAAAAGCATCAAAATCAAAGCAATACTTATCAGCCTGCAGAATAATATCCTCAAGCTCAACTACCATCACCTTGTCTTGCTTCCATGCCTGTTTTGCATACGGACAAGGCGGCATACCCTTCAAATACTTACTCGGCTGCTCCAAAACCTCGCGTGACCAACTCCGCAAATCACTTTCAATACTAGGCAATGCCACGCAAGTTCCTTCTTATCTCGCCACGCCAAGAGCTAAACTTACCAGATAATGCAGTTGCAGCATCACTTGCCATCGTCAAACACAGCGCATCAGCCAAATCAGGTGACTGTAAACCACGCTTACGCATCTCATCCTTACTCTCAGCTTTCATCTTACCACTAGAAGTAAAACTATACCGAATACTGGTCAACTCAGCGATAAGCTGGTCATTGCTCGGCAACTTACAACTACGATCCTCAAGCCAGCCCTTTGTCTTAAACCAAAGCTCACTCCGCAAATTCAAATATGTTTCGCCCATGCTCGGCGCTTCTGCAACATTTACACCACGCACAGGCAACTCCAACTCCTGCAAACGATCTACCACGCCAGAACCAACGCCAATACTATCCACCAATATCTCTCTTGGCCTGCGACTATCAGGCAAACCCTCATATTCCGCAACAACCCTACCCACAGTCTGCATCAAATCCAAACCACGCCAAGACCGTACCTCCGTCACAATCGGACCCTGCCTCTTACACAACGCCGTGCTATCCGTACCAAACCTCGCCACATCCAGGCCCCACACAATGCTTGTCTCCTCGCTCACCTGCACATCCCTATGCTGTGCAGACTCAGCAAGATGAAACGGAATAATCGTATCATCATCCGCAAGCGGAAACTCGCCCAGCACACGAATACGAAACGCATTGCTCTCCTCGCCATAGCGCAACCGCATCTCATCGATAAACTCATCACTCACCAACGGACTATCCACACATGACCAACGGCGCGTCCACCAGCTATCAGCCATGCGCGTTTGACTTTCATAAAACGTGCCACTGCTGCGCGTGGGGTTGCTCAACATAATCGTCGTCGCATTATGACCAGACATAGACCCAGCCGCAGCCTCAAATACCTTCTCAGGCACACCACTGGCCTCATCCACAACCAACATCACATGCTCCGAATGCACCCCAGCCAACGCTTCTGGTGTCTCGGCTCTACTGGTTCTTGCGCTGATAAACATTTCGCTAGGCGCAGAATTATGCTCCACACGATCCGACTTCACATTCAGCACAGACTGCAAATGCGGCGGCAACTCATTAATCCAACGCTTCATCTCTGCAAACAAAGCATCAAATAACTGGCTAGACGTGGGGGCTGTAACCACAACCTTATTCGGGTAATGCATCAAAAAATACCACAACATCGCCCAAGATGCCGCTGTACTCTTACCAGTGCCATGACCCGATCGGATCGAAATTTTTCTTTCACCAGACGCAATGGCATTCAAAAACTCAGCCTGATACGGCAATGGCTTTACACCCAGCACTTCCTCAACAAACAAAGCAGGTGCCTTAACATAACGCTGGGTAAAATCCAGCATCGTATTGCTGGCTAAATCATTCACCCTGCACAACCTTCATCTTACGCAAGGCATCTAAATGCAAATCACCAATATTAATCTGCACATTCTGTTGCCCAGCATTGCCATACTTTTGCCTATTATAAGCCATCGCCATAATATTATGCTGAGAGGCATAACCCTTCGCAATGCCCAAATCTATCTGACTAACATTGGCCTCGCTTGCATCACGAATGCCATCCTTGGCTTCTTCAACCTCAACTTGCCTGCGCTTATGCACCTCATCAAGATACTCAAAGCTTGCCTCTGCATGCGCGTCAGCCACCAAATGCTCAACTTCTTTTATCGCAGGGGCGTAACGCTCATCCTTCATCAGCAAACGGCGAAGATACCCACGATCTAACCCTATCTCACGCGCTAACTGAGGGATTGTCTTGCCTGCCAAAAGCGCCTCCTGTAGCGCCTCTGGGCCGCCACGACTATCTAACGCAGCAAGCGCTTTGCGCTTCATTGGCTTACCTGCCATGCTATGCTCCACGTTTGTTTCGCAGAAATATTACTGTGATATTGCTGCAAAAGCAATGGGGGCATGGGGGGCTACGCAATACCTAGCTGGGAGGAGACTAGGCACGTATGGAGAAAAACGTAGCCCTGCAAAAAACATAACACAAAATTTGGTGTGTGAGAATGTATAATAATAATAGGGGTAGGGGTGGGGGCTAGACGGGGGGGGTCAACAAAGCAAAGCCACCAGAAAATACGGATCATATTCATGTATTGCAATATATCAATATGATAATTCGCATAATAGTTATTATGTTAACAAAATGATACTACATTTAGTATGTGTATTGCCTGTTTATCTATATCTTGATTAGGTACTATATGTAGTGCTTTTGCACTGCTAAAACTGGCTTAAATATTGCCAGTTTAATTCTTAATTGTACTTACTTTGCCAAGATATAAACAATAAAAAACAATAGTATTGCTTTTGTTTTAATTTTGTAGTATTCGCGCGCGCCCGTGCGCGGCTTGTGCTTTAGTGTGTTCTGTGTCGTTTTAATCAATAAATGTTTTTTTATAAGTTATTGATTATATTACTTTCTTTTTTCTTGCATATCAAAATTATATGATTATGATACTTATATAAACATAAGAAAGGGAAAACCAATGACTAATATAGAAAACCTAGTAGCGGCAATGCTCATAGAAAATACTGGCACTCATTTTCTTGATAGTGGCGGCGCTAGTGGTAGGGCATGGCAACGCAACCAAGGCCAGACTGTTGAAAGCTTTAGGGCGCAACCAAGTGCAACCGCAGAAATATATGTAAGAGAATTTCAAGGTGAAACGACTGTTGAGATTTTACCGACTGTAAATGTATTTCATTTATTAACTAGCGGCGCGTTAGAACTCGACAAATTATGTGATGAATTTAACGCAATGCCTGTTGATGATTGGGATAGTGACATTTACGGCGTTTCAGTAAACGGACAAAAATGGCTTGACCGTCAAGGCTTTGAGACTAGAGGCGATGGTTTCAATACTTACAACTGGTGTGCTAATCATAGCCAAGTGATAGCAGGTCAAGAGCTTGAACTTGATGGTGACAATTATATACTTATTCAAATTCACGGCGGCGCTGACGTAAGGGGCGGTTACACTGACGCTAAACTATTTAAGCTTGATGACCACGCTGAGTTTTACAACGTAATTACTGAGGATTGTCTTTTCTCTGTTGAGCTAAAAGATAAAGACAGCCAAACGCTTGATATGTTCACGGGCCAAACTCACGATAACCATATCTATTTGGATTGGCGTGGCGAGTGGATCAATTACGATGGTGGCTGTGCTACTGATGATGACTTACTAGCTTTTGCCACGGCTTGCGGTGTTACTGTTGATAGCGGCTCTAAAACTATCGCAGGTGATGCCTGTTTAGATTTTTAATCGGAGGCCAAACAAATGAATACCCCAGAAATGCAATTCTTATTAGGCTTTATCACATTACTATTCTTTACTGGTGCTGTATTTCTTGCGCCGTATATAATCCAATATT